CTGGAGATCCTGGTGAAGTCGGTATGCTTCTAAGAGGAATGGTTAGTTTATCCGTTGCTCCTGGTGCTGGTTGTGGAATACCTTTATATTTATCAAATAATTCAGGGCAAATAACTAGAGTTGCTCCAAGTGGTGCTAGTGATTATGTTAGAGTTATTGGTTACAAGGTAACTACTGGAGCTGAAGATAAAAAAATCTGGTTTAATCCTGATAATACTTGGATAGAAATATCTGAAGGATAATGGCAAGTTCTTTAAGTCATATAAATGGAGTTGGTCAAACTCGCATAAGAAGTGTTAATACTGTAGCACTTGCTAACATTGGTACAGCTATTGGAGTGGAATATAATGCACCTTCTCCTTCTTTTGGTAATGATAATGCTGTGGCAAAGTCTATTACTACTGGTACTGGGCAATCTGTTCGTATAGCAGACACAAATGGTAAATTTAACTTTATTCATAGCTCTGCCTATACTATATCTTTTTGGGTGAAAGCAGGATGGAATAGTTCTTTAAATACTAATATTCATTTATTTTCTTCTACAACTTCAGGAACAACAAATTCTAGTGCTAATATGATAAGAATTTTTTATCATGAATCTTACAATAGATTATATTTTGAATATCGTTCTGCTTCAAATGCAAAAAAATCTAACTTTTATTTATTCCATGCGAACTCTGGTAACCATGCTGCTGCTTATGCTGCTGCTGGTTTAGGAAGTTCACAATATTGGAGTAGTGCAAATAGAGGTAATGCTAATTCTGCTGGTTATACAATGATTACAGTTACTAAAGGAACATCAAATTCTGCTGGATCTAGTAATGCTCCAATGTATTGGAACGCTACTCCACTAGGAAATGGTCATTATGGCTCAAATGGAACTGGTCAAGGAACTCCTAATATGAGTACAGCAGATAGACAAATAGCTATAGGTAGTAATAGTTGGAGTTATGCTAAATCAGGTAATAGTGCAGAAACAAAATACAATGATGTAACTATTTGGGATAAGAAATTATCACAATCAGAGATTACTGAATTATATAATAGTGGCACTCCACTTGATGCAACTGCACATAGTGCTTCTAGTAATTTAAAAATGTATTATAAAATGGAAAACAATGGTAATGATAGTAGTGGAAACTCTGCTCCTAATATTGTTTTAAGTGGTAACTCTAATTTTGAATCAAAATAATGAATTATTATATAGTAACAAGTGAAGTTTTTGATGAATTAGATAAAAAACTAATTGAATTTGCTCATTCAAGTGTAGATGGAAGTGAATGGACTGTAACAACAACAGAGTTAATAGATAATGAAATATTAAGCTTTGAAAATACTTTAGAAATATCTTTATATACTGCTGAAGAAGGCTCTTTTTGGACTGGAGATAATACAGGTATAGAAGAATGGGAGTTAGATGGAATTAAATATCTAAATGGAATATAATAATAAATTAAATAAATAAAAAAAAATGGCAACAACAGTAACAAACGCAAACTTAACAGTAACAGTAACAGATTCAGTTACCCTAAATGGACAATCTTATGGTAACACAAACACATTAACAGTATCTTCTATAGATGAGGTTTATAGTAGAGTGGTAGAAGTTCCTATCTCTGCATTTACAAGTGTACTTGAACTTGGAGCAGCTTCAGGTCAAGGTATTTTAAAAGCAACTGATGTTAAGTATATTAGAATAACAAATTTAGATGACACTAATTATGTTAATTTAAAAGTATTTGGAACAGATTCAATGGTTATAAAACTAGAAGCTGGGAAATCTTTTATCTTAGGTGGTGTAAGCTTTGATGCTATTGCAAGTGCAGATATAGCAACAGGTAGTGTATCTCATAATGCAGCATTTGTAATCTCAGCAGAAGCACAGGTAGCAGCTTGTGATTTAGAGGTTTTTGCAGCAACTATCTAAAATGAAGCTTAAGGTTCTAAGGTTTAGTAGTCAAGCTGATTGTACTAATGGATTACTCTTTACAGAGTCAGAAATGGGTATGAGATTTCTTGCCTATACATTAGAGGATGAGCATAGAGCATTAAAGGTTAAAGGTGAAACTAGAATCCCTAGTGGAACATATAATATAAACTTTAGAGATGAAGGGGGGTTCAATGAAAAATACTCAAAAAGATTTCCTGGAATACATAAAGGTATGTTGGAGGTTTGTGATGTTCCTAATTTTAAGTGGGTTCTGCTACACTGCGGTAATGATGATTCTCATACTTCTGGATGTTTACTTGTGGGGGATTCGCAAGAGAATAATGTCATCATCAAAGATGGTTGGATTGGAAAGTCCACTAATGCGTACAAAAGAATATATCCAGATATTGCTAGACAATTAGTTTTGGGGAATGAAGTTACCATAGAATATATTGATTTAGATAATAGAATATAATGGCAACTAATAAAGACATAGTAAAGGAGATGGCACTAATGGAACATAGAATGGACTCAATGGAAGATAAGTTAGATAAAATGGATGCGAAACTAGATATGCTTACAGAAAGATTACTTGATCCTGATAGTGGTGTAACTGCTAGAGTAAATAGAAATACAACTGCTAGGAAAACACTAGCAAGGTCGCTTTGGGTTCTTTATGGTATTGTTGCTGGTTTTATTATTAAAATGTTTTTCAGTTGAAATCTCCAATAAACTTTAAAGATTTTGCAGCAAACCCAATGGCAGGGGGTTTATTTTTCTGTATTATCGCTATTGGTTATTTATATATAGACAATAAGACTACTCTTACAAATCAAATAGAAGATTTACAAGAAGAGGTTATAATTCTTAGAGGAGATTATAAAAAGCTTAATGATAAGTTTATAGAAACATTAAAAAACATAAATGAAAGTTAAATGTTTTATGTTATTGCTTATATTGTCCTCATGCTTCTCATCAGAAGAGCCTGTGGAAGAGATAAAATCTTTTGATAATAATTTAGATAGTCTTTTCAGGTCAGCAGATGAAGCTGTAGACCAAGTAAACTCCAGAAAAGAACAGAAAGTATTGTTAGAGCAAGACTTATGGAGGAAGAAAAGAGATATAAAAGTTATCAAAAAAAAATATTCAGATAGTCTGTGGAATCTAAGTAATATGTACGAGAGGACTACAATGAGAATGGGAGATGATAGTATTCAATATGAATATAAAATAGTTTTACAAACAATAATAGACACAGTTAGACTTACTGTAACTGATACAGTATGTGGTGTTTGCCTGACAAAACAAAACAAGAAAGACAATAGATGGTATAAAAAAACTTTTAGGTGGATTAGAAAAATATAAACATAATGGCAAAGAAAAGAAAGAAAAAGAAGGTTTATCCAATAAAAAAATAACATGAATATACTAGGTAAAATATTTTCAAGTGGAGCTAAAGACCTTGTTGATAGTGTAGGAGGTGTTATAGACAACTTAACTACAACAAAAGAAGAGAAGTTAGAAGCAGAAAGAAAGATTCAGGAGATAATTCACTCTTATGAATCTAAAATGCAACAAGAAGTATCAGCTAGATGGAAGTCAGATATGGAATCAGACTCTTGGTTAGCTAAAAATGTACGCCCAATTATACTTTTATTTCTTGTTTTAAGTACAATGATTCTTATCTTTATAGATGCAGGTTTTATAGACTTTCATGTGGATGGAACTTGGATCGATCTTCTACAATTGATCTTATTAACAGTCATTGGTGCATATTTCGGTGGAAGGAGTTGGGAAAAGGTTAAAAAATAACAATACTTTTACTATATGGGAAAACGATTAAGACTTTCGGATGAAGAAGTTGATTTTATATATCAACACCGAGCAGGGGATTTAAAAAACCTCAACTATAACCTTTCGCACAATTCAGCTTTAGATGAGCATTTACTTGAAAGAGGTATTGAAAAGAAAGATGTTATTTCAGTTAAACATTGGCAAAACATGGGTGGTGATTTACGATTTTCAGTAGTCACTAAGCCTAATGTAGTTGATGAGAAAAATGTATTTAGTAATGTTTTAAAGCTTATTGAAGATAATGCTCCTGAATACCCTAAAATTATACATAAAGAAGGGCAACACTTATTGGTTATCAATCCTGCTGATGTTCATATTGGAAAATATGCTAGTGCAAGAGAAACAGGTGAAGAATACAATATGGAGATTGCTATACAAAGAGTTTTAATGGGTGTTAGTGGGCTTATTCAAAAAGCTAAAGGTTTTGGGATAGATAGAGTGTTATTCTGTATTGGTAATGACATACTCCACACCGACTCCGTGCTTTCGGCAACTACTAGAGGTACTTATCAAGATACAGATGGTAAGTGGTGGGAACATTATGAAGTTGCTTTACAGGTTTATGTTCATTGTGTAGAGATGTTAAGAGAAGTTGCTCCTGTGGATTGTGTACATTCAATGAGTAATCACGATTTCCAAAGTGGATTTCACCTGGCACACGCTTTAAAGAGTTGGTTTAGAAATGCAGATGATGTTACAGTTGATGCTGGGGTATCAAATCGTAAATATTATAAATTTGGAAGTAATTTAATTGGACTAGAACATGGGGATGGGGCTAAATTTGACAAGTTACCCCTTTTGATGGCAAATGAGAAGCCAAAAGAATGGGCAGAAACAACTCACAGGTATTGGTATCTACATCATTTACATCATAAGATTAAGCACAAGTGGTTAGATGCTAAAGATTATATTGGTGTTACTGTGGAATATATGAGAAGTCCATCAGCTAGTGATTCTTGGCACTCAGGAAAGGGGTTTTGTGGTGTTCCTAAAGCAGTAGAAGGATTTTTACATGACAAAGAAAGCGGTCAAGTAGCAAGATTTGTGCATTATTTTTAATTATACTATAAAAAAAGCTTTTATTTGATTAATATGTCAAATATTTTTTGTTATATTGTAATGTTTTGTTGAATATAGTAAATCTTACTATAACTTGTTAGAAAGTGATAAAGGGGAGCTTAAATGCTCTCCTTTTTCTTTTTGTGATCAGTCCAGGCGGAAGAAAATTTAATTTTTAACACATAAATGTACGCTGGAAATTCTCTTTATACTAATATCGTAAATGTACGCTATTGATCCTCTTTATATGTAATATGGCAAATATGCTCTTCTGAGTATTGCATTGCATATGATTTCACATTTATTCATCTAATTGAATCTAAATTCACCTCATCTCATCTTATTAAATTTGATTGCATATAATTTGTGTATCTAAAAAAGTATTCGTTATATGTAATTAATATTAATCAAACAAAACACAATGAAAACATTTCAAGACTTTCTAGCAACAAGAAAAAAAATGACTCCACAAGAGTTTAACGAGAAGAATAATGATGATGTAGAGGTATCTAACAACACAACACATATATATGTATATGAGGAATACTACTATATACATATTAATACAAATTTTTCAACACATGATAGAGCCAATACTTATATGTTAAATGATAGTTATGGATTAACACTAGGTAATGAATACATTGAGAGTGATAAACTTCATACTTTAGAGAGAACGCTATACAATGATTGGTTTATTGATAATGTTATGGGTAAGGAAGAGTGGCTACCTTATGTTGGAATCCACACACCGCATAAAAGTGGACATTACTACATTATGTTTGAAGATATGGGGTTTAGAGTTGAGGATATTAGTTATGGTAATGATTCTGTTGATACTTTTAGATTAAGTATTAATAACATAGAATTGTTTGATGTATTACTACCTAATAGTGCTAATGATAATAGTGATAAAGAACAGTTTAATCAATTTGTTGTTCATCATTTAGAGAGAAGTAGTTATGATTCAAGTCAATTTGATAGATGTGAAGATAGTTTTGATGTTTATGATAACATAGTAGATATGCAAGAATCATTTGAATTAAGATTTCACCAAATAGCTAGAGATTACATGGTTGAAGTAGTTGGTTCATTTGAGCCAAGTAGTCTTGATGAGTTTTTGAATACTATGGAAATCCTAAAAATAGATGGTTATTCTATATTGAAGATTTGGGATAATTGGAATGTACTAAATGAATCTATGACCTTTGGATGTGAGCCTAAAAATATGTTTGAAGATGATGAAAAAACAAGAGTATCAAAAGAATGGGATTTAAAAATAGAGAATTTTGAGAAAGTAAAAAACCAAATTGAGTTAGAGATTTCTAATGGTAAAATACCTTTAGATACTCATCACTTAGATTTTGGTAAATTGGCTGAATACTTTGATTGTAGTTACTTATTAAATGGCTGTACATCAGATGAAATGGCTTCTGATGTTATAGATTTAGTAGATGATTACTTGGAATTTGATTGCTCAATAACTTGGAGTATCCAAAAACCTTTGGATAATGGTGATGAATTAGGAAGTGCAATGGGAAGTTTTGATAAGAATGGAGATGCAATGGGAAGTGTGGATGAATTAGAGTTAAGTAGATTAGCTAATAATCATTTAAAGGATAGAATTACAGTCTTTGAAAAAACAGCGGTATCAATGGAAGCCTTAGTAAGGAGGTCGGCACAAAGAATCAAAGAGTTAGAAGATAGAATATATGAGTTAGAATCACAGGTAGACATTAAAGATGAAGTATTCTCACCTCAAAGTTATCCTTTACTATTAACATCATTAGAAACTCTTATGTACATGAAAGATGATGTTAGATTTAAAGATGAGAATATTCCTACTCGTTCTAAAATTGTATCACAAATGAAAAAAATCAATACACTAATAATTAAATAACAAATAAAACAAAACAAAATGACTGAAATCACAAAACAAAAAGGAGGGTTTAAGCAAGTAACAATCCAACAAAGAATAACTCTGCATAAATTTGTAGAAGTGTCTGTAAATGTACCTGTAGGCGTTGGAGATTATGATGTAGAGGAGTGGATGCAAAAGAATATTGAGGAGGAAATTACTGATAAAATGGATTTAGCTTTAGATAAGGCAGAAACATTAGGAGGTAGTGGTTTCTATGATTACAATGGGCTAGAGAATTGTGAAGAAGTAGAAACAAGATTTCAAGTGGGAGATTATGGAGGGCATACCTATAACTATTAATCAAAAATCATGACTAGAAATTCAATAGTAGAAAGGTTACTAGACCAAGGACATATTACCATAACATGGGCAGATATTATTCTGAACTTAAAAGATAGATGCATTGGTAGAATTACTGAGTTACATACTGATGGTAATATAAATACAAATGAAGCAGTACTATTAATCAAAAATTATAAAATGAAAAATCAAAAAGAAAATATTACAGAATTAAAGGATAAAATTGAATCTCAAAAGGAGGTAATACTGAACTTGAAAATGGAATTATTGTTTGAAACAAACAGCAAAGAAGTTGCAAGGAGAGGACTTAGGCAGATGTATAAAAAATATCAAGTCTTGTTGTTAAATGCAGATGAGCTTTCAAATAAGCTAGAAAAACACATTAATAGATGATAGAGCAAAATAACACTCCTAACAACCTTAAATTGCTTTTGAGGTGTAATGTGATAACACTACAGAGTTATTATCTTAGAAGTAAAGCAAATGAGCTACAAATCAAAACATACACTTGCGAATGATGTACATATGGATAATAATCTTCTTCTTAGCATTTCTTAAGATTTGCGATTAAATTTAAAAACAGAAACCTCCTTAGTTGGAGGTTTTTTTATGCTCAAAAGTACGCTTGATTTTCTATTTACAAGCGGCACTCAAAAGTACGCTTGATTTTCTATTTACAAGGGAATAAGATTTTTGGGGGGTGTTGTGGGTGGATGCTCTTTTTTTCTGAAGTGCTGCGGCTCTTTTTGTTTATGTCCGCTCACTAGGAGCAAAAACCATGTAACAAATAAATATTTAATAAATAACTATAAAAAAGTATTAATATTAAATTTATTTATATATTGCAACCCTAACAAAAACTAATAAGATGAATACAGAAACAAAAAAACCGCGTTACTATGTGCCGACCTCCTTACTAAGTAAAGGAAGCACGAACGCAAAAACCAAAAAAAATGAGCTTGAAAGCTTTATTTTATACTTAGCACCCGAAAAACAAAATAGTAAAGGTGTAAATTTATGTCCGAAAGCTTCTAAAGGCTGTGCGGCTGCGTGTTTATATACCGCAGGGCGTGGAAATTTTGACAGTGTAAAAAAAGCACGAATAAATAAAGCGGACTTCTATATAAGTGACAAAACTATATTTTTAGATAAATTAGCTAAGGAAATTATAAAAATAGGAGCAAAAGCAATAAAACAAGATAAAAAAATTGCTATCCGATTAAATGGGACTTCAGATTTAGATTTTATCGCATTATTAAAAAAGTATAATAATTTAGACCTACTCAACGGCTCAGAGTTTGCAAATCTAGTATTTTATGACTATACAGCTATACTAGGCAAAGTAAAAAAATACATCGGAACAAATTACGCGGTTACACTATCACGAAAGGAGGATAACGAACGCGACATTTTAAAAGCTTTGCAAATGGGCGGAAATGTGGCGGCAGTATTCAGCGGCTCACTTCCTAAATATTATAAGGGGTTTGCGGTTGTGGATGGTGACAGCTCCGACCTTGTAATGTTAGAAGCTAAAAACTGTATACTAGGCTTAAAAGCTAAGGGCAAAGCGGTAAAGGATAAGAGCGGCTTCGTAATACATAACAACTAAAATAATAACTAATTTAAATTAAACAACATGACAAAAACAAAAACAACACCAACGCACAAAATAGATGTAACCTTACTCTTTGACAGGGACAACGCGACAACGAACGCCATCCCTAACAAGTTAGCACAGCTCAAAGAGTACTTAAATCTTAACGCCCCTCTTTATGAAAATTATATACTTTTTGCAGGTGGTACGCAATGCGATATATTAGGGGCTACAGGTTCACGCTTCGTAATATATATGCACGAAAGCCAAGCGGAGGAAGTACGCAGCTTTATAGGAAAGCTTTGTAAGGGGTTGCAATTATATATAGGTGATAGAAACGGCATACCGCAACGCGTGTAAACTCTGAGCAAATCAATAGTATTAAAGCCGCCTTAAATGGGCGGTTTTTTTTATGCTCTTTTTTAAGGGCTGCGGCTGTATTGCGTGGCGTTGGTTGGTTCGTTCGTTCGTTGGTTGGTTCGTTGGTTGGTGTGGGTGTATTGCTTCGCGTGGGTTCGTTGGTTGGTTGTGTTATTGTGTGGCGTTGGTTGGTTGGTGTGGTGGTGGTGTGGTGGTGTGGTGGTGGTGGTGTTATTTGTGGGCTGTGGGTCTTACTTTTACGCATTCTATTTTACAGTTGTTGGCGTGTTGTTGGCGTTCAGTTGTCACAGCTTCGCGGACATTATAGCGGTAAACTGTGCAGCGGTTCGGCTGTATTAATACATAAAAATTTTTAAATTGTTATTGCCTGGCGGTTTGCGTTGTCGTATTAATTACCATCTAATTACGTAGATCAAGACAGCATTTTAGGTAGTACGATATTCACACTAGATTTTCGGATTTTCAACTTTTATTACACTAACTGCACAATATTTATTTTAGTTCCAAACTTTATAATTTATTATTCGTTATATTGTACATAAATAATGTAACTTTGTAAAATGAACAAAAGAGATCAAGGAAGGGCTGATAAGAGGGATGCCAAGCTGCTTCAAAAAGAGCAAGATTTAAAGACTATTAAGGCTGTTGTTTCAACTAAGAATAGTTCAGCTTTAGATATAACTAAGGACTCAGGTAAGGCTACTTCTTTAGTTAGTTATAAAAGAACCACTGAAGTTGTAAGGTTAATTTTAAGAGGAGTAAGGTACACTGATATAATGGAGTATTGCGAAGCTCATTGGGGAATTAAGAGAAGGATGGCTAGTATTTATTATAAGAAGGCATTAGAGAGTTTTGCAGAGCAATTTGCAGAGGAGAGAGAATATGAAATGGATAAACACGCAATAATGTTGCAAGATTTATATAGTCAAGGATATAAGGCAGGAGATTTGAATATCTGTAGATTATTACTCCAGGATATTGCAAAGATGAAAGGAATTGTGATTGACAGGGTTGATGTTACTAGTGGTGGGGAAGGATTTGTGTTTAATTATAAATCCCCTGAAGAAACATTATAATATTCCCTTGACCATCACTTCAACAAAAATGAAAAGGATTTTGTTAAAGGGGTTTTTATATTATTTATAAACAACAATAATAAGGTGCTAATATAATCAAAATAATTGACATAGTTTGGAAACTTTAAGAATAAATTAAAACATAGAAAATGGATTTAACAATAGCTACACCCTTAAGAATTACAATATCTGATTCAACAATGGATTCGGATTACACAACCTCTTTACCCCCTACAAAGGTAAGGGATAATAAGAAATTATCAATACTTAAAGAAGAGCCTAGAGAAGAGAAAAAGAAGTTCTTTAAACCTAAACTTGATGCAAAAACAAATAGCCGACCAGCTCCTTTTGAAATTGTTTCTGGAACACTTTGGGCTTTGGAGTATTCTACAGGTGGAAATTACATTCTTCTTAATGATAAACTAACTACTAAAGAACTTAAGGCATTTATTAATATAGAGGGAGTAACCGCAAGAGCAGCTAGTGCAATTACTTTTATTGAAGATACTTTGTTGTTGGCAGAGAGTCATTCTGACAAGTACAGTTCATATACATCTGTAGATTATAATATACTTGAATTAATGAACGCTATTTATAAATCTAAGGTATTTGAAAACACAAAGATAGGTGAAGAAGCAAAATATTTTATAGAAGTATTATATGCGGATCAGTTGGCAGACAATGCTAAACATTCAGCAAGAGAAACTTTTAGGAATAAATTTAATAGAGATGAAGCATCAATAATATTTTTAACTAGCATTGGAATAATAGAATAATGGAGAAAATTAAAAAATCGTTAGGTCTTAAGGACACAAAAGCAGGAATTTTAGAATATGTATTTGGAGGATTAGCAGTAGCATTTGCATTACCTCCAATTATGATATATCTTATTTTATTAGTTTGTATAGTAAGACCTGTAAAGGCATTAGTTAAGTTAGTTTGGAAATAGATTTTAAACCTACACCTAAACAAGACAAAGCCTGGAATTACCTTCACGACAATGAAACGAGTGAAGTTTTATTTGGAGGAAGTGCTGGAGGAGGTAAATCATATTTTGGAGCAGCTTGGTTGTTGTATTCTTGCCTTCGTTATCCTGGCACTCGTTGGTTAATGGGTAGAGCAGTGCTAAAAACGCTTAAAGAAACCACTTTAAACTCTTTTTTCATGGTTTGTAGTGATTGGGGAGTTAAAAAAGGTCAAATTTACAAGTTTAATGCCCAAAGTAATGTTATTGAATTTACTAATGGCAGTTCAATCTTATTAAAAGACCTTTACCAATACCCTGCTGATCCGAATTTTGATTCACTTGGTTCATTGGAAATTTCAGGTGCATTTATAGATGAGGTGAACCAATGCACAGAAAAAGCAAAGAATGTTGTAGCTTCAAGGATAAGATATATGCTTTCAGAGTATAAATTACGACCAAAAGTTCTTATGTCGTGCAATCCTGCAAAAAATTGGGTATATGACTTCTATAAACAAGATAGAGATGGTACTTTAGCTACTCATAAGAAGTTTGTTAAGGCTAAATTAGCAGATAATCCACATATATCAGAATTTTATGAGGAACAACTGAAAAAGCTTGATCCTGTTTCAAGAGAAAGACTACTTCATGGTAATTGGGAATATGATTCAGGTGAAGATAGACTTTTTGACTATGAATCTGTTTTAAATATGTTTACTAACTCATCTGTATCTGAAGATGTAGGTGAAAGGTATCTTTCTTGCGATATTGCTCTTCTTGGTAGTGATAAACTAGTGATTTGCGTATGGTATGGGATGGTAGTCAAGGAAATGATAACAAAAGACAAGACATCTGCCGATAATGTAGAGAAATTGATAAGAAACACAGCAGATATACACAAAATACCACAAAAAAACATCATAATTGATAGTGATGGGGTAGGTCAATACCTCTCTCATTACATGAAAGGAGTGCAACCTTTTGTAAATAATGCCAAACCTTTAGATAAAGAGAGTTATCAGAATCTAAAAACACAATGCTACTATAAACTTGCAGAACAGATAAATGTAGGTAATATCTGGGTAAAATGCAATGATACTGACCTTAGAAACAAGATTATTGAAGAATTTGAAGTTATAAGAAGAAAGAATATGGATAATGATGGAAAACTATCTATTCTGTCAAAAAAAGAAATGAAAGCTATCTTAGGACATTCTCCTGATTTTGCTGATGCATTAATGATGAGAATGAGGTATATGTTTAAAAATGGTAGGAAAATAATGGCATGGAGATAAAAACTATATTTTTGTTCCATAAAGTTCCATTATTTATTTGTTATATTGTAGGATGAGTATTAATAACAATATAATTTATTTAAACGAAAGACATTCTTCTATAGTCAATGAGTTTTTGAATGATATTCATCAAGTTATAGATGATGTAACTATGTTTGAAGAAGATTATATTGGATTTGAGCTTTTAGTAGAAAAAGCTATTGAGTTTCACAATGGATTAGGAGGTTATGTAGAATCAGGTGGCGTTAATCGTAGAGATTGGTATATGTCATTGCCAAATAACATATATTGGGCAACTAAAGGCTATATATCTAACCTAGCTTTAAATCAAGATGAAGATTTATATTTATTTGAAGATAAATTATTATCTTTGACTGTAGATGTTTTAGAAAAACTAAATGATAGTCTTTTAGTTCATCCATTTACAGAAAAAGAAAATAAAATAAATTTAAACTGATGAAAGAATTTTTAATGAATGAAAAGGTAGTAGAATTACCTGAATCTTGGCTAGAAGTAAAGTGGGGAACATTTTTAGGGTTTAGTAAGTTAATAGAATTACATGAATCTAATATAAAGGAAAAAGATAAGGATAAGGAAGGAGAAGAAGAAGAATGGAAGGAAGCTATTAGGGCTTTAGATTTAAACACAAAGATATTGGCTTTTTGGACTGGATTAACTCAAGAGGAAATATCTCATTGGGATATGAAAGAAGCAGAAAAGCTTATGAAGTGTTTATCTTTTGTAAACGAAAAATATATACCAATAGACATATCTTCTTTCACTATAGGTGATGAGAAATTCTTTTTACCTAAGAATTTAATGAGAGAAGCTACATTTGGTAGATATATTGAAGCAGAACAGTTAGAAATACAGTCAGAAATGATTTCTAAAGGTAAAATAGAGTTTATGCCTAGACAAATAGCTATACTTGTTAAAAAAGGAGGAGAGGGAGATAATTTAGATGACAATTTAATTGATAAACGAGAAGAGTTGTTCAAATCGTTAGATATGGCAACCATTTGGGATGTCGCTTTTTTTTTGACCAAGTTAGAGCAGGGATTGACAATCAGTTCCCTAACCTCTCAGGCGGTGAAGGCGATGCAGTTGGAGCAAGAGCAGCTAAAGGAACAATAGATGGATATGGGTGGTTAAACTCAGTTTATAGAATAGCTGCTGATGGGTTATTTACTCATAATAGTAAAAGTGCTGTTCAAAGTGTTTTAGATACCAAGCTTTATGAGATATTAACTTATCTTTCTTGGAAAAACGCTTGTAGTAGGTTTGATGAAATTGTAACAGAGATACAAAAAAAACAACAGAAATAATGGCTACAACTTTAACACAATTAGTAAACAATATGGAAATCTGTGCAGAAAGTGCAGGTTTTACAACCTTTAAGTTTGGTAAACTACCTCATATTAATTTTGACCACAATATTAAGTATGACTTACTAAATCTTGAATACCCTAACTCAAGAGTATTAGATATAAATAATGGATTACAAGTTTATAATTGTGTAATAACAGCAGGTAGACCTTATTCTAAATCTAATCCAAGAGGTGTTAGGAGATTAGACAATGTTCATGTTATTATGACTGCTTTAGAAAATAGAATATGGAGTTTTTTAGGATGTGTAGGGGCAGGTAGTAATTGTCAAGATGTAATTCCAAGAGAAACAATACAATTCAGTAGAGAGAAAGGAACTCATAATGACCAGTTAGTTACAGTATCTTGTTCTTTTAATATTGAAGTATTTATTGATTGTATTGAAATTGATTGTAATAGCGACTGGCCGCCAACTGCTGTAGCAGCTTCTTTTGATTGTAAAAATGGTCTTTGTTACGATCCTGGTAATGGTAATGGTCAATACTCTACATTAGCAGATTGTCAAGCTTCATCTTGCTTTAGAGGAGCTTAGTATATGAGTTCAATTATAAACATAGCAGCCAATATAATAAAGCAAAGATTTACTTCTCAGTTAAGTATAACTAGACCTGGAAGTAAAATGCCAATTAATAGCACTAACAGTCTTAGGGATAGCATGAGAACAGAAGTAAGCAATTCTGGAATAAAACTTATAGGAAACAAATATGGTTCAGATTTAAATTCTCCAACAACCACTAGATTTAGTTTTTCAGGAGCAGGAGCTAATCCTGGAAGTAATTATATTCATGGATTAGTTAGGTGGTTAGGGGAAAAAAAAGGAATTTACGGAAGAGATGCTTTAACTCAAGCATTTAAAATTGCAAGAACAAATGCAGGAACATCACCTCAAAACGCTAATTGGATTAATGAAATAAAAAAACAAGTAGATGATGAAATCCTTAATTTATTTGAAACAAGCACAAAATCTAGTGTACAGGCTGATGTTAAAAGAGTACTTAATATAAAAATACAATAAAATGGCATCATCAATAGTCGTTCACACAGATAAACATATTTTTAGGACAGCATATAGACCAATATTAACTACTGCGATTGATACTATTGGAGATGCAGCTTATCTTAAGGCTGAATTAGAAAGAGAAACTTGGATTAATTCTGGTAGTTATGTTGGATTAGGTATTTATTTAAATGCTTATGAAAATATAGGGGGTTCTCAGCACTATACTTTTAATTCTATGGGATATTGCAGGGAACTTATATCAGGTGGTGAATTTTCTAAAAATTGGAATGGTCATAGTGGAGATGACATAGGAAGTCAGTTTAGATTAAGAATATCAGCAGTTAGACATTCAAATACACCAAATCAGCCATTAATTGATGATGAAACTGATTTTGCTTATTCTGATAGTTGGTTTGCTTTACCAACCACAACAAATGAGCTTCAAGCTCTTGATGCTACAGGATTTCCATATAGTCATCATCAAGTAGATAGATTAATATTTGGAGATAATTGGGGAGGTAGTTCAACCGATCCTAATTATGAATTTAGTCAAAATAAACCCAATTTTGCAGGTGGAGGATTTGGTTATGCTCAAAACTGGAGAAGTTGTGCTGCGACTAAAGCATATACTATTAATAGAAGTGATGCTAGAAATGATGCTATATATCTTCCTGTTGGATTAGGAACTTATTGGGATGAGTTTTGGGTTTATATAGCGGTAATGAATACTGCTGGAACTGTAGCTGGAGTTCATATGTTTCAAGTTTCAGATTATAGTAATTTATATAAGATACCTTGTCATCCTGATACTTTAAAAGCTTACATTTTAGGTAATGGAGGTGGTACGGCTAATACTCTTATTAATAGTTCTGGAAATCTAGTGGGAGCTGGTGTAACTATATATCCTATGGTTAGATCTTCTTCTACTAGTCAATTAAAGACTCAACAAGATGGAGAAGGAAATGCTGCTCCTACATTTTTAGATTACACTGAGGAAGAAAACAATGGTAAGTGTAATAGAAGTAAATTCATATTTAGAAACACATCAGGAGGGTTTGATTGGTTAAATATTTATGGCACTGAAAGCAAAACAACATCTTTTGAGTCTGTTATATATGATTCCATACCAACAGCATCAACTTCACTCCACACTAGAAAAACATTATATAATAATAGAGAAGATGTTTTTACTGTTACATCTCAACCAGTAAGCAGAAAGATAGGTTTACATATAGAAGAAATGATAACTAGTTCTATGGTTTGGATTAATTTAAAGTTAAAAAATCCAACTAGTATTCCTTTTAGTTATAGCGATAGTAGATTAGTTCCTATAATAATAGTTCCTGGTTCTTTTGATATATATAATACAGAGAATAATATAAGTTTTATTAAATTTAGCTATACTTTTTCAGAGCAAATAACATTACAAAAAGGTTAATATGAGTCAGACTAATTTTTTAGCAGAGAACTGTGTTCTTGAAGTAGGAGAAGTTACTGGAACTAAAGATTTCACAACTGAAACTCAAACAGGAACTACAACTACAGTGAAATTTATTGGGTGCAAAGATAAAGCTTCTTATTTTGATCAGGGATTTAATATAGTTGATCCCTACATGAATAGAGTATGTTATACAGGTGTTGTTCCTGCTCTAAATAGTTTTTTAGGTGGTACTTTACAAGAAGCTATTGGTGTTGGGTGTATATCTCAAGGATGCCTACTTACTTATTTGGCAACTTGGAATGGTAATCAATTTGAACCAGGAACTAATATTGATGATAATAAAATAATTTACTCTACATTATATAAAAATAGTAGTTATGCTCCTGTTGGTCTTGTTTGGTTATCTCCATTCCCAATAACTTCTAATCATTTTGTGCCTTACAATGCACAAGGTCAAGGTGCTAACCCTCAAGGAAGAAGCATATATTATACGCACAATTCAAACACAATAGGAAGTTCAAATAATGTTACAAAAAGAGAAGGTGTTGTTTTTGATGTAATGGGAAAGGCAGCTGGTGATGATATTTTGCTTATGGGTAATGGTTCTGATTATATGGATGATTACTCTTTAATATGTCCTGATTTATGGAACGCACCTGAAGATTATAGTTGGTATATATCTGCTTATATGCACAGTCATAATTGGGATAGTTCATTAGGTAGTGGACAGCCATTTCATTGGATAGGAGGAAGTTTATCTGTTAGAACAGAAATTGGTTCTTATGAAGGCTCTTTATACAGAGATACATCATTAAATGTTCAGAAAAACCAATGTTATGATAGTGAAGGATTACTTGGATTAAGGTCTGATTATTGGGGTGATATGGCAGGAACAGGAGGGGCAGATTGTTTTCAGGTTGAAATTTCAATATCTCAAATAACTAATGCAACTTTATCTGTACTTGAAGGGAATCCTGATGATACAAATATAACATCTATTCCAGGACAAATGATGAAGTTTCACTCTCCAGGTGTTTATACAGTTTGTTTAAGTGCATTAAAAAGAAGTGCAATTTGGAATGACACAGCATATAGTGGAGGTCTTTTACAAATGGATGGTAATAGAGCTTTTGATTGGGCTGATGGAGCTGTAAACCTTGTAGAAGCAAAGGCTATAGATAACTCCATACCTGCTAGATTAACATTAGACTACATAAAGGTAACAAAGCAAGATCCAGACTTTCAAACAACTACTGAACCTATAATGACTTCAGTGGTAAACTATACTGTAGACCAGTTGTCTTGGAATCATTTAGATATTTTTGATAGTGAAGCAATGCCTTTATCTTTAACTTATAGTATTGGAAGCCTTAAGGATTTAACAAAAAGAGCAGCAGGTTACTCTAAAACATTTATGATTCCTGCTAATCAACATAATGTTCAAATATTAGAGCCTATGTTGGCTGTTGGTGCTGTGCGAACTAAAATTGATTGGCAGCCCTGTAGAGTAAGTGTAGATGGTGTAAATGTTTTTAAGGGATTATTAAGAGTAGAAGAAGGGGTTTCAGGAAATGGAGGAGCTTTTTCTTGTCATATAATTGAGGACTCTATAGATTGGACAAATCTACTAGAAGATTTAACTATATGTGATGTTGCTATTATTGAAGAGGACTCATCTAAACAAGAAAAAAGTTACGATAACATTGTAAGTTCTTGGGATAATGATCCTCATAATGGGGATTCTTATCATTTTGGTTTAGTTAATTATGGTGAATGGAACGCTGAATCTTTAAATACTACTTCTACTCCAGATTATCAAAAAAATTCAATGGACTTTCATCCATCTATTTTTGCCTACAGCCTTATACATAAAATATTTCAAGGGATTGGATATACATTAGAAAGTAATTTTATTGAATCTCCAACATTTGCAAAGTTATGCCATCCTTATAGTTCAGGTGAAGAGTATATAGAAACAGATTTATTTGATGCAAATGGTAGTCAATACACTAGAGTAGCAAGGTCAGCTAAAACAACAGCAGCAGGTAGCTTTAGTTCAGGAGGAAAATGTCCACATGGAGCTACTAGATACTGGTACCCAAATATAGTTTTAGGAACAGATGTAGGTAATAATTGGAATGGTAATAGTGCTACTACAGGATATACAATTCCTTTTACTGGAGATTACTCTATTATGCTTAACAGTAAACTATATGTTTCTCAAAATAATATTGCTAATGGTAGTAATACATATATGGGAACACAGCTAATGATTAATAGTTCTATTATATCATCTGGAAGTGGATGGATTGGTGGTCAAATAGTTCACAACTCAACATCAGGAGCATCAAATGGGGTTAGTGGAACTTCAACCCATGTTAGAACTCTTAATGCTGGAGATGTAATTTCATATAGAGTTATAGGAGTAAACAATTCTTCTGTATGGGATATGTGGGGTGATGCCGCAGAGATGGTAATGTCTGTTTATCCAGTAGTTTCTGCAATAATACCTGACTATAACTTTAATTTAAGTAAAATATTGCCTTGTACTAAACAAATGGATTACTTAAAAGGATTAACGGAGTTATTTAATCTACAATGGACTGCTGATAAAGAATTAAAAAAGGTAAAAGTTGAGCCGTATAATCAATTTTTCGGCTCAGGAAAAGTAGTAGATTGGACAGGTAAAATAGATACAACTAGCTGGAGTGATAATTATATAATAAAAGAGTTAGCTCAAAGTGTTACTTTTAAATACAAAAAAGATACTAAAGATAAAGGTATAGCAGGATTATATAATTGGAGGGAGCAAAATGGTTTAACAGAATATAAATCTTATACAGAACTTAATGAAAAAAGATTTAGAAAAGAAGTTCTTGAATTAGGTTCAACTGTTTTTAGCTCTACTTATCGTTTTAATAATTATGGATTACAACCTAATCCTAACCAACATTCAAATACACACCCTTATGCTCCAAATGCTTACGCATGGGGTGATTTAAGTTGGCAAAACCCATACTCTTATGATGACAATCCTCTTATGCCTGTTATGTGGGATGAAACTGGAGGTCAAATTAACGGAGATTTTACTTACCGACCTAGCTATAATCCTACACCTAAATTTGGATTAAGAATTTTAAATTATTATGGGAAACAAGATTGTGTAAATTATTTCTTTTTAAAGTCTGACAATACAGTTCAAATGACTAATAAATATCCATATATGGATTGGATAAATGGATGGGATAAAGGAAATCAGATAGATTATTATAATTTATCTTGGGATGATTATAATGATGGTTATGGTTATACTAGTCCTGGATTGTTTAGTAAGTATTGGCAACACGCTTATAATAAAATGAATGGTGGTGCTATGTTAAGAACTTGTACTGTAGCTTTAACTGCTGAAGATATTAATTTATTTGATTATACTGATTTAGTTCATGTAAAAATAGATGGAGTTTCTACATATTGGACTGTACAGAGAATTAAAGATTATATGCCAAACAAGAAACAACTTACTGAAGTTGATTTAATTGAATGGAAATATGACCAAAATTATTCACCTAGAAATAATTCAAAAAAGAGAAGCATTAAAGTAGGTAGTGTTGAGGGAGAAGAAACGATTGCTTATCTGTCAAGATCTGATACTAGAAAATCAAATAAAATTGACTATAAAGAAAAAAGAAATGACACTTTATTAGGAGAATCAGGTTTATCAGTTAATTCAAAAGGAGAAATCGTTGTAGGTGCAGATGAATTAATAGTACAAAGTGAAGATGGTACAATTTGTAATTTAGTTTATACTGATAAAGAGGATTTAAAGAAGTTATATTTAAAAAAAGAAGAAATACAAGAGATTGATAGATATGGTTTAGATGTTAAAAAGCCATATATAGATGAACAAGATGATAATAACTGTTAAAAATTAAAAAACAATGGCTGAAAAAAGCGAAACATTCTATACATTTAGTGCAGACCTTAAGCAATTAGATGCTCTTAATCGTAAGTTAAAAGAAGCGAAAATGAATCTTTCTGCATTGGGTAAAACCACACAGGCTTATGGGAAACAGTCAAGAGCTATTCAAGTAATGACTGGGAAGATGAATCAAAACGCAGCTGCCGCTAGAAAAATGTCTACAGCTACAAGTCGTTTAAATAAAAGGGGTAATAAAATGATTGGCATATTTAAGTCTGCCAGTATAGCTATTGCTTCTGCTTTTGCATTTAGAGCTATAATAGGAGGATTGAGAGGTGTTATTACTACATTTGCTGGTTTTGAAAGTCAAATGGCTGCTGTATTAGCAATATCTGGAGCAACTCAGAAAGAATTTAAAGCATTAAGAGATTCAGCTTTAGAATTAGGAAAAACAACAGTATTTACTGCAACTCAAGTAGGTCAATTACAAGAAGCTTATGCAAGACTTGGTTTTACTGCCAAAGAAATTATAGCAGCTCAAGCTGGTACTTTAGCTCTAGCAGCAGGAACAGGAGAATCTTTAGCAAGTTCAGCTGCTATTGCTGGTTCTACCTTAAGAGCTTTTGGAATTGAAGCTGATCAAGCAGGAAGAGTAGCTGATATTATGGGAGCTTCTTTTACTAACTCTGCATTAAATCTTGAGAGATTTGGTCAGTCTATGAAATTTGTAGCTCCAATAGCAAGAGCTGCTGGTTTTACTATGGAAGAAACTGCTGCTCAAATGATGATACTTGCTGATAATGGTTTGCATGGTTCTTTGGCAGGTAATGCTTTAAAAAATATATTTTTAAGATTAGGTGATGCTAACTCTAAATTAAATAAACATTTAGGTAGAACTGTTCAGGGGTTACCTCAAATGATTGTAGCTTTAAGAGAGATGAAGGATGAGTCTTTTGGTTTAACTGAAGCAACCGAATTATTAGATAAAAGGTCAGCTCCAGCTTTTCTAGCTTTAATTGAAAACATAGATGGATTAGAACAAGGATTAGACACTCTTAATAATGCTGAAGGTGTTATATCAAGGATGGCAGCAATAAGATTAAATAATCTTGAGGGTGATTTTACTTTATTAAAATCTGCAACTGAAGGATTAGGCATTGCAATAGGACAAATATTTAATATAAGTTTAAGAAATTCAATAGAAGGATTAACGACTTGGGTTCAAAAACTAGCTGCATCTGAACCAGCAATGCAAAGAGTAAAAGCTGCTGCTGATCTTATTAGTATAGCCTTTAAAATAATTATTTCAAGATTAGCTGTTTTAAAAGCTGCTGCTGTGTTTGGTAGTATGTATAAAGGGCTTGGTACTCTTGTTACTACTATGAGAGCATTAACTTTTGCTTCAGGTATGGCTGCTACTTCTTTTAAAGCTTTTGGTATAGCACTTGCATCTACTGGAGTAGGAGCTTTTGTTGTAATACTTGGAACTATAATTGGTTACTTAATGACAATGGGAGATGAGATGGGCGAAGTAGAGTTAATGACTAACAGAATGAATACAGCTTTAAATAAAAGTATTAACACTGCAATCTTACTTACTGAAGGAACTCAAGAAAGAACTGCCGCTTTAAGAAAATTAAAGCAAGAACATTCTGAAGTTTTAAAAGGATATGATGTTGAGATAATGAAAACTGAAGATTTAATTAAATTATCAAAAATTCTAAATGAACAATCTGAGTTAAGAGTAAGAATTGCTAGGCAAGAAGATGTTGTTAATGGTTTAAGTGCAGAAAATCAACTTAAACTAAGACAAATTAGAATGGATAAATTGCTTTTACAAAACGCTATTGATTTAGGAGATGTAGCAGAAAAAGATGGTAATATAAAAATGAAATTTTATGCCGAACAAGAAAAAGCAATTTTAGATAATAGAAAGATAGTATCACAAGTAGAAGTAGATTTATTAAATAGTTTAAAGAAACAACTAAATAAGAAAAAATCAGAAGAAAAAGGATGGAATGAATTTAGAGTAGAAGCCAATGGTACAACTAGACTTGTGCTTAGACAATTATATATAGATGAGCTAGAGGATTTTAGGAAATTAACTAGAAGTAAACAAATAGTAGAACTTAAAAAAACAGAAGAAGAATTAGATAATTTAAAAGAGGTACAAGAATATAAGGCTTTACTATTTAAAGAAAGTCAAGCTCTATTAGATGGAGATAAAGAATCAGCTGATGAAGCAAAAAAAGCTGGAAGGGAATTTTTAAAAACTTTTACTGGTAAAGATATAGCTAAGTTTTTAAAGAGAACTGCCGAATGGAAAGATAATGGTGCTAATTTAAATATCACAATAGATGAGATGAAAACTCAAGTTACAAATCTTTCTGCTGCTTTAAAGAAATCAGGTCAAGCTTCAGATTTATCTGCATTAAGTGTTCATAGGTTACAAAGAACAAAAGATCAGTGGAAAGAGTTGTTTAAATTACAAATTTCAAATATAGAAGATCAAGAAACTAGAGAAATAGCATCAATAGCTAACACTAGAAATGCTCAAAAAAGAAAATACGCAGCTGAGTTAGTCCTAATGGAATCTAATGTAAAGTCTTTAAAAACTCAAATGGATGGTAATGATGCAAACCAAAATAAAATAGATAAAAAGTTTTTAGTTAGTAACAGAAATAAATATAAAGTTTTAAAAGCACTTACTATTGAAGGTTGGGCAAAAGCAAATGCAAAAGGTGAAGCAGGACAAAAAGAGAGATTAAGGTTAATGGAAGCAATGTTAGCAGAAGAAAACGCTAAAATTGTAACTAATGGTCTTATCCAAGAAGGGATTGATGAAGATTATAAAAAAAGGATAATAGCTGCCAATATAAAGTTTGATGAAGAAAGAAATCAAAACAATCAAGCAGCTTTTGAGTCTAGGATAGCAAGAGAAGATCAAGGTATAATAAATTTCTTTAGAGTAAATAAAGAAAAAGTAGACCATGCTAATAAAATAGCAGGTGAAGAATTAGCTATTGCTAAAAGAAGATTTCTTAACGGAGAGTTAAATGAACAAGCATACGCAGCAAGGAAGCTAGAAATTGCTGAAGATTTAAGTGATAAATTAAATGATTTAGAAGATGCTAGGTTAGCTAAAATATCAGAAGTTTATAGTATGGCATCTGCTATTGCTATGGAATTTGCTCAAAATCAAGCTGACTTTGCTATCCAGAAATTAAACGAACAGTTTGAAGGAGAAAACGCAGATAGAGAAAATGCTTTTAGAATTAAACTAGAACAGGCTGAAGCTGCTGGTCAAGACACTGCCGCAATGCAAGAACAGTTTGATGATAGTCAAGTTGCTCAAGAAGCCATAAAGGAAGAAAAGATAATGGTTATTAAAAGAAAAATGTTCGTTCTTGAAAAAGCCAATAGTGTTGCAACAGCAATAATTAATGGAGCAGTAGCTATAACAAAGGTTTCTGAACAAACAGGTGTTGGAGCTATTGTAGCAGCACCTCTTATGTCTGCTTTAATAGCTGCTCAAATTGGAATGATTTTATCTAAAAAGTTTGTTGGAGAACAAGGAGGTATTGTTCCTGGAGAGAAGTTTGCTAAAGGAGGAATGGTTCATGGTGCAAGACACGCACAAGGTGGAGTTAAGTTTGCAGTAGGTGGAAGAGTAGCTGAACTAGAAGGTGGAGAAGCTGTTATAAATAGAAAATCTACTAGAATGTTTAGAAGTCAGTTGTCAGCAATGAATGTTGCAGGTGGTGGAGTTAAATTTGAACAAGGAGGTTTAACTCCAGGAACAAATGCAGCTTTAGATGCTAGTAAAGGTAATTGGACTGCTTCAGATATAGCAGGGTTAATAGCTGGATCTATTAACTCTCAACAAGTATATGTTTCTGAATCATCAATAACTAGTTCACAATCCAATGTTTATGTTCAAGAGAGTATGTCCACTATATTTTAATAATATTTAATATATTTACACCATGAAAGATTTAAGAAGATTGTTCTACCAATTAATTTTAGGCAAGGGAATAAAGATAGCTTCTAAGGAGTTGTATGACAAAAGGATGGGTATATGTCGTAGTAACCCTTGTAATGAATATAAGAACCCTCTAGGGCTTAAAGTACTAGAAAAATGTGGTGCTTGTGGTTGTTTCTTAAGAGCAAAAAATAATATAGATGAAAAGTTTATATATTGCCCTAAGAATTGGTGGAAATAAATGGCTAACCACAAAGAGATTATAGATGAATTTTTAGATATAGTCTGGAAAGAATCAGAAGCTAGGTGGGGAGAAGATTTTACTGTTAAAGATTTGGTCTATCATCTTATTGAAAATGGTATAATACCTCCTAAAGCATTAAGAAATTATATGATGTTTAATGATTTTGATAAATTCATAGTAAACAATGAAGGTCATATAGGAAATACTTTTATAGATATATCTATAAGACATGGAATAACTGAGAAGCAATGCCGAAATATAATATATAAACAAAGATATAAAACATCTAAAGATTATAATATTATGAAAGATCAAGATTAGTTAAGTTATAAAACTCTATACAGCCTTTATCACTCCAAATCTTTTTAGCATATACAGTGTGAATATGAGAATCCTCTTCTAAAAGTGCGTCCATTAAACCTTTTAAGAGATTATCTATATCAGGTCTTTGTTGATGATTTTCTCCAAGCATTTCTTTTTTCTTTTTAACACTCCAAGACTTAGGCATTGGTATATGAAAATAACAATATATTTCATTTCCTAATTTAAAATCATTCTTAAAAGCCCATTCTTTTATATCATGTTTATAATCCCAATATTTTAAAACAATAGGTCTTTTTTTCCAAGAATCAGCTTGAGTCATTCTTGGTTTTGCCATTCCTTTCTTGTTATAACTAATCAACTATTTTAGCATTTGGTATAAACCCTCTTTCACCTCCATTGTTTTCAATGTTTTGAGTAAGTATCTCTATTCTATCTGTTCCATCATAAACCAATCCTACCATTTTATTTATTCCTTTTTCTTCAAGACCTTCTACCATGTCTTTAAGACCTTTTACATTTATAAATTTACCACCTTCAGCATTACCTTGAGCTTTTAAATCTATACAAACTCTGTATTGTTCATTGTTATCAATAGAGATTACTTCATTAGCTGTTTTTGCTTTTGTTTTCTTCATTTTCTTTAATTTTTAATTTATGATTATATTTTTCCAAACATATTGCGTGTACTATACCTCCATCATTTCCTTCTCTTCTGTTACAAACACATCCTCTAAATTTTTTATCACACTCTTTACACAATTCTTTATAGTTAGGATCATGTAAGTTAGACATCTTTTTTGTTCTTTAATTTTTCCATCATAGATTTAAGTCTAGTTTCTACTGCTCCATCTACAGATGAGTCATAAGTCCCCCAATCTCCTGGCCAGACTTTAATTCCTTTTAATCTTCTTTTAGTTTTTATGTTGTCTTGTTTTCTTCTTTCAACATAATCCTCGTAAGATTCATTTTCTTGTCTTTTCATACTCTTCTAAATTTTCAAATAATTTATTTTTATAACCATAATTTGCACTTAAACAAATTTTTACAAGCTTAACAAAAGATTTTATAAAATTAATCATTTTTTTGTCTTTTTATTTTATCTAACTCAAATTGTAAGTGAGCTATTGCTTTTGTTAAACATTCCACAGGATTATCATGCTTTCTATATGCTCGTAATATGTAAGTTGTGGCGGTTGCACAGTGGTAAGAAAGTTCAAAGTTATCACAAACCTTTCTAGCTTCATAACCTTCTTTACCTTTATAATAATCAGGCACTCTACTGTCACTCATAATACCTCCAGTCCTAGTTTTACCATTATACTGATCTGTATTTCTATCTTTTTCATAATAGTATTCATTGTGTTTATCTGTTGGTTTCGCCATATTGTCCTTCAATTTCTATGTTAATTATTTTAATATCTACTTCTGATTCTGATTTACCAATTTGTCTTAAAATTTTACCTTTGATGTGATTATATATTTTATCCTTATCTTTAGATAAAGCAAAAGTGTCAATAGTATCATTTTTTATCCGCGTTTTAATGTAATTACTTCTACTACTGTTTCTGTATTCAAAATCAACTAATACTCTGTAAATTGGTTTTTTCATCTATTTTTTCAAGTAATTGGTTTGGAGTGTATATAGGAAGATTGTCATTATAATTTTTATATATACAAGTAAAATTTTCTTCTTTACCCATATTCCAAGTCCATAATACTTTTGAATTATTTTTTACTTGATTTCTTAAAAGTGATTTTATAGTGCCGTATTTCATTTGTCAAAGTTAATAAAATTATTTTAAAAACTCCATTGTTCTGATATTGCTTTAGCCATACCCTCAAATGTTTTACTTCTTAAAGTTCTACGCTCTTCAGGAGTTTTTGAATTTGACAATGCATCAGCATACCATTTAGGGTGTGATTTTCCGCTTTTATAAAAAACTTTTTCTCCTTTTCCTACTATATTTGTTGGGATTAGTAAAGGTAAATTCTTCAACCATAAACAAGTTGTTTTAGTAGCTTCATCTCCAAACATATAAGGTTGTACAATTTGATTTGGCTTTCTAATTTTAGTGGAAATTACACTAACAGGATTTTCTAAAGCTATTCTTTTAATAGGTGAATCTAATAATTTTTGAACAAAAGCTAGTGCTTTATTTTGATTTTTGAGTCTTTCCTGGTTCACACTTCCATCTTTATTATACATCCATCTAGCTCCACTAACTGACAAAAACGTACAAGGAGGGTGTGCAATCATCATATCATATTTACCACTATAAGCTTCTTTTATTGCATCTCCTTTGATATGCCATTCAGGTTTACCTCCACTACAATCCAATAAATCACATGAATATGCTTCATGACCTAATTCTCTAAACTTTTTAGTAATTGTTTGTGATTCTTCACAGGCTATTAATATTTTCATTTTGTTAATTTTAATATTTCTTTACATAATTCACTTGGCACAATACTTCTTTCGTAATTTCCTTTTAATCCTTGTGTTCCTGTTTGTGAACCTCTAGGAGCAGGTTGATGATGACAATTAGTATTTCCATTAAAACACATTGGTCTAGGAGTCCATCCATCTGTATAAAACAAATCATTAAGATTATTTGACCAAATATCTGTTGGCTTCATTCTGTTTTCTCCATATTGACAATAACATATAGTTGCTTTAGGCATTCCCTTCATAACATCTAGTTTTCTTAATTTTCCTCTAGGGTTTTCAATATAATACTTAATGTCAGGATTAATACTTAAATAATATCTAATTATTTCCAATGTTTTTTCTACTATCTTAACACCCAAAACTGCTTCCTTTGTTTTTGGAGTATTATCTTTATTCCAATGATGTCCTATACTTGCAACAGAAAAATAAGTGCATGGAGGACTTGCCCAAATTACATCAGGAATAAATTTTATTTTTTTATAATCAAAATCTAATATATCTGTTACATAATCTATATTATCAAAATCATTTATATCTACTGAAAATGTTTCATAACCATACTCTTCAGCAATCTTACTAAATGATCTACTACCTGCAAATAATTCTAATACTTTCATATCTATTGTTTTAGTTCTTTAATTCTCAGTTTAGTTTCATATAAGATACTTTCAATCCTTTCAGTTGGTGTTAGCTCACGAGATAGGTTTATTAAAATGACTGCTGATTCCAACTCCTCAATAACTCTTTTGTTTGCGTAATCTTCTAACATCTTACAGAGGTGAGCATATGTCATAGTGTACCCACTCATTTCTGAAGTTAATTTTAAATTTTGTTGGTTTATAAATGCTTCCATATTCTACGCCCTTATTAGTGAGAGGGTCTTTACTCTGTTTATTTTAATATTAATTTAATCTTTTGCCAAAATGTCATTTGTCTATAATCCCAATAGAAATTAATCGCTTGTGGTACTCCACTTTGGAAACAATGGATTTTAGTTGCCGCC